TGCTTGAGCCGGTGGCCACCGTTGGGAACGTGGTAGATCAACGCCGCCACCAGCGGCATGCGCAGCTTGAGCTCGCGCAGCAATGCGGCCTGCTCCAGGCCTTCACGGTCGACGGACTTGGCGCGGGTACGCTTGGGTTTGAACAACGTCATTTCGGCGGGCTTCACGGTGACACCTTCCCTTCACGAATGAGCACGTCCTGGGTACGCATGACGCCCTCGGCGTGAAACAGGCGGACTTCGTTACGGCTCAGCACCGCCGGCGCGCGCAGGCGGCCATCTGCGATGTCGTGGCAGTATGCGCAAGCCCAAGCGGCCTGAAGGTCGTTTGGCTTGATGCCCATGCCGCAAGTACCAGCCAGTCGGTAATGGGCGAGCACGGTGGTCGAGGATTCGCTTGAGCATCCTGGGTAACGGATCTGGCACTCGCGGTCACGCGCCGCGTTGGTGAGTTTGCTCATTGCACGTCTCCGCTGCGCTTGACACGGAGCGCGGCCAACGCCTTGTTACCCACTTCGGGAGTGATTGATTTGCCGGGCGCTGCAAGCTGCGCCACTGGTACGGGCGGCAACTCTTCACCACGCCAGATCTTGCGGCACTGCTCGAGGTATTTCTGCTCAAAGCGGGTCATACCCAAGTCGCGAGGAAGCGTTTGCAGGCTCAGAAATCCAGCGGCGGCAGTGGCGTGATAGATCGCTGGGTGAAACCACTTACCGCGCCCTTCCATGCCAGGGTGTGAGTTACGCAGGGCTTGGGAATACGCGACCTCGACGCTAGGCAGGCCAAGACCCTCTGGAGCAAAACACCAGCTCACGAACACGCCAGGCGCTGGCACGAATGCCGATTTGCTCGCGCTGACCATGCGCATACCGTGGCGCAACTGATCCATCGAAGTGATACCGGAGCGCATGAACTCGGCAATCCACTCGAGCTTTGAGGCATCCATGATTTTCTGGTTTGGCCAGGACTGGCGCCACGCGCCGCACGCTCCTTGCAGCCGAAGGAATAGTTCGTCGATCACCTGCTCGGTTGCAGGATCAATTTCGACGGTCACGGCTGGTGCTGGGCGATAGGCTGGATCGGTTGTCCGGTTGTGGACCAGATAACCAGCTCGAACAGGACCGCTCACAGGATCACTCCCTTGGACGCCCAGCTGCCCGTTGCCTCGGCACCGTCCTCTGACTCTGGCAAGTTCCCCTTGGCCCGTTCTTTCACGTACCAGCCCACCAAGCGGTTACACCAACCGGCGGACGTGTCCACGGGGTTCTGCTTGGCCACAAACCAGCCGATGAAGCTTCGGATCAGCGCGTCAGAGATATCGGTAGGCTTCACGCCAGCGATCTGAGCCTGGGCGATCAGGTAGCGGCTGTCCGGTGTCCAGTCGGCGAACATGGCGAAGCGCTGGCGATCATCAGTCGACTCCAGGGCCTGCTTGTCCTGTTCATCGATCAAGTCCGAAATTTCGCGCGGCTGCTGCTGTTCGGTTAAATGATGGTTAAGTGACGTATTGGGTGCAGATTTCGCACCCCGCTCAGTCGAATTCTGCACCCCGTTCTGCTGTGATTTGCACCCCGTGCCGTTATCTGCACCCCGCTCTGTCCGGGGTGCAGGATTTGCACCCCGCTTTATTGGCAAGTCATAAACGACTGGGCGGCGGTCATGACGCTCAATGTACACAGCGGCCAACGCTTGATTGCCTGGAACGATCAGTTCAGAAGCCCGCAGCAGCTCGAGCTTGGAACGAACTGTTCGTTCGGAAAGCCCGGTGTCTTCGCTCAACGTGGTGGCAGAAGGGAACGCGCCGCGCCCGTCTGTACCTGCGTAGTTGGCCAGGCACAGCAGCACATGCCGGGCGCTGGAATCAGATAGGGTCAGGCGTGGGATCTGTAGCGCCCACGACATTGCTTGAACGCTCACAGTCCTACTCCAATTTTGCCTGTGTTGCCTTGATCAGGTCTGATGTGCATAATCTGTCTCGCAAAGTTGTGAAGAAGCCGGTCTAGCCACCGGCTTTTTTTTGCCTGAAATTCAGGCGCTGTAGGTGTCCGGTGCATCCGTGGTAGCTTTCTGCTTCCACACAACAAGGTCACGGAGACCGGACATGAATGATGAAAAAGTGATTACGCCTTTCGAGATTGGTGTGCTTGCCGCGCTGACTGTGATCGGGAAGGCAATTGCGATGAATCCCCACCTCGACTTGGAGTCGTTGAAAAAGGACGCCCAAGCCGTGATGTCAGCCATGCCAGACCATCCAAAATGGCAAGGCGGAGAAAAGCGCATACACCAGGCACCAATCGAGTCCCTGCTTGCGGGCACGGAGAAAGTTCTGCGGTAGAAACCAGACTGGCGAGGTAGTCGAGCTTCTCGGTTGCCCCGCCGTCCACTGGGTATTTTTTGTTGCTCATAGCCTTTCCCCTGGCCTGCTCTGGGCCATGAACGTTGCTGAATTTGGTACTGGATGAATCAACAGCCCATCCGCTGTACTACCTGCCCTTCCCGCCTGCGCGGATAATTGCCGTCACGCCGCTGACTTGTTCGGATGCGCTTCGGCGAGAAGCCAAGCGGCCTCAAAAGGCTTTCCTCTAGCCGCTGCGAGCGCTGAGATTCGCTCGGCGTAACGCGTTTCGCCGGTGTACTCGGTACGGGGCAGGCATTCGGCGGTAAGCCATTTGTAAACGGCACGCGGGGTCTTCCCGCAAGCCAAGGCCACCAACGGAACGCCGCCGGCGTCATCAATCGATTTCTTTAGCGGGCTCATGTGGCCTCCGGGTCAAATATGAACTTGCAGTACATATTATGTCGGAACTGAAAGTACATGCAAGCTCGTGCAAAACTGAACCTATGGTTCAGATAGAAGAATTAAGAGCTGCTTTTGCGGCTCGCTTAAAGAAAGCGCTGGCAGATAACCACTTCGAAACGTGGGGCGCTGGTGTTCGCCTGTCAAAAATGACAGGGGTCACGCCTAAAGCGGCCAGTAAATGGCTGAACGGAGAGGCAATTCCAGGCCCTGCAAAGATGAGGGCGCTGTCTAAAGGGTTGAATACGCCCCTTGGCTGGCTTCAAAACGGTGCTGATGAGGCTTCAGTCGATCGCATAGCAGCTGCCAGCGAGCCATCAAACGTCGCCATGATTCATCAGCCTGCGCAGATGTACCGCTACCCCGTAGTGAGCTGGGTCGCTGCCGGCGGATGGTCAGAAGCGGTTGAGCCTTACGCGCCAGGTGCTGCTGATGAATACGACGTGTCTGACTACCAGGCCAAGGGCCCAGCTTTCTGGCTGGAGGTCAAAGGGGACTCTATGACGGCTCCTACTGCCCCTTCTATTCCAGAGGGCTCGCAGATCCTTGTGGACACCCGCGCAGACGTGCGCCCAGGCAAGCTGGTGATCGCTAAGCTGGCCGGCAGCAACGAGGCTACGTTCAAGAAGCTGGTAGAGGACGGCGGCGTCAGATACCTGAAGCCCCTGAACTCGGCCTACCCTACGGTACAGTGCGCGGACGATTGTAGGATCATTGGTGTGGTGGTCAGATCGCTGACGAAATTTGCATGAAAGCCGAGCCATATGGCGCGGCGGGAATTCGTAGGAGTACCAGTCATGGGATTGACGAAGCCGAATCAACAATTGGCACGCGACCTACAGGGCCTCGCTTCTGACTTGAAGTGGTCGGCCGTGGAGTTGCTGCGGATCGTCGAGCGATTGAGCCTGGCGGGTAACGAGCCTGATGCCCAGGCCCTCCTGAAGATGATAATTCTGTTCCAGGCCGACGAGGACAAGCTGGCTGGGTATGTAGATGAGGTTAGGCAGGGAAGGATTGTGCGGGAACGATCTGAGTAGCCGGATCATCTCGCGCGGCGGGGATCTCTGAAGTTTCACGACAAGGAAAACAGCGCAGGACGGCGCAATTACGTAAAACGCGCAAAAGAAAAAGGCCCTTTCGGGCCTGTTTTCAAATAATGCTAAGAAGGTATTCCAGCTCTTTTCGATACTTCGTTTGCGATTGATTCACCTG